TGAATTGTATGCATTATAAAATTACACCAATGTATATTTGTAAAACTTTCTTCATTAATATTTCTTAAAGTACATAGTTCTGCATTTCTTGTTTCTTTAATTACTTCGTTAGAAGTTGTTTTATCTTTTAACGTTACTACACCTGCATCCTCAAAAACTAGGTGTTCTCTGCATATCCTCTTAAAATTTTCTAAAATTTTTTTATCTAACACATCATCATATATTTTAATATATGATGCTAAATTAGATGAGTTTAATTTTATTTCCATGATTTTTTTTTCCAAAATTTATTCTTATATCTATATAAGAAATCTGTGCTCCACAATGGGTGTCTTACCTTTTTTTCTTTTTTTTCTACTTCTATTTTTAGTTTCCAATTATCTCTTCTAAAAGGTATTACTTGCACATAAGGTGTACCTTTTTTTATTATAGAATCAAGAACAGGATATTTATCGCCATTTACTAAAAATGGAAAGTTTATCTCATTTGGAAACATATCAGTATCTACTATTCCAGGGATAATTGAAAACCTATCATCACCATTATTCATAGGTGGTAAAAATAAACATGAATAATTAGGAGGTGTTTCAATAATCCAAGGATTTAAAATTTTATGTACTTGTAAAGTTTTATTTTTTTGAATGAAAGGACATTGCATACCTAATTGATCTATGGGATGAGATTCATCATATCCTGTATTTAAATTTGTTTCATTTACAAGTTTATTATTAATATGTAACAGTGATCCACCCTCTGAGGTTCTTTCTCCTTTATAATCAATGTTATGTCTTATTCTGTAATCTAATGGCATTCTCAACAAATACCCTGATGTTAGAGTGTCCAAAAAAGGCATACATCCTTTTATTGTTCTATGATTTTGAGAATGTTCAAGATCTTTGTACCATTTAGGTATGTTTAATTTAGATGGTTCAGGTCTTATGCTTGAATTATCTAAATATACTTTACTAGTTTTAAATTTGATTATCTTTTCAAACACAAACCCTATTACAATATATGACTATAATTGTAAAGGATGGAAGAAAGGTACTGAATTGTTATCGCAGTATTCTTCCCATGTAACCATTAATGGAAAGCTCAACGAAGAAAAATCGAATTTGTCTATATAATTTATGTATGTAATAACATTATTATAAGTTGGGTTATTAACGTTAGAGTTAGCCCACGTATTCATAAGTTCACATTTATCTTTTAAGTCTTGTTTTAAAACTTCAGCTGAAGGCCAACCATCAGGAAAATCAATATCAGTAATATTGACAGTGCTATCCTTATATTCTATCCATTTTTTAGATTTGATTATGTCATTAAATAAATCATCACTAATAGATTGAACTGTATAGTCATCTTCATTACAATTTAAATTTGCTTTTGCAGCCTCGTTTTCGCAAACCTTATAAAGTTGTCCTTCGTCTTTTGTAAAATATGCAAATGCCATAATTATCCCTCGTTTGTAAAAAACATTAATCCACCAGCAGAACCAGGGCTTCCCGCACCTTGGCTAGAACCTCCGCCTCCGCCTCCGCCTCCGGCTTGATTTATATTTGAAGAACTAGGTAAGAATAATACTTGTCTACTTATCATAACAGTATCTGAGGTTGGAGAACCTGCATTACCTGGATTTCCTGGAGGTTGTGGAGGTTGAGGCATTCCACCGTTACCACCATTACCACCATTAGCAGTTAATAAATTTTGTACGTTTGTAGCACCACCTGCACTTCCAGGGGTGTTAGCTCTTGATCCTTGTGGTCCAGGAGCTGCAGCTCCGCCTCCACCAATTGAAAAAGGAAAAGTAGTATCAGCTGCTACGGGACCAGAAAAGAATCCAAATCCACCAGCTCCACCTGATCCTCCACCATTGGATCCTCCGCCTCTTCCTCCGCCTCCGCCTCCGCCTATAGCGAATGCTTGAAA